CCTACTAGAATTTATACAATCATAAACGTAAATACTTGGGAAGAAAACGAAAAATAAATTGTATTTTCAAAATATTGATTATACTTATATATAATGGTTACGAAAGTGACTAACAAATAAAAACTAACTAATTAAACAAATGGAGAATATAAAATGGATTTAAACGCAATCAAAAGTCGCCTTAATCAATTACAAACCACAAATAACAGAACATCAAATCTTTGGAAACCATCACCTGGTAATCAGGTTGTTCGTATTGTACCTTATAAGTTCAATAAAGACAATCCGTTTATCGAGTTGTATTTTCACTATGACTTGGGTGGAAAGAATTATCTTTCACCAACATCATTTGGTAGACCAGACCCGATTGAAGAGTTCGCTCAGAAATTAAAAGGAACTGGTTCAAAAGATGATTATCGTCTAGGTAGAAAAGTTGAAGCAAAGATGAGAACATATGCTCCTGTTGTTGTACGTGGTGAGGAATCACAAGGTGTTAAGTTTTGGGGATTTGGAAAAACAGTTTATCAAGAACTTCTTTCTATAATCGCAGATCCAGATTATGGTGATATCACAGACGCAGTAAGTGGTCGTGATGTTGCTGTAGAGTTCAAAACAGCCGAAGAAACTGGTGCCAGTTTTCCTTCGACTTCAATCAGAGTCAAACCTAATCAGACTCCTATCACAGAAGACGCATCTTTACTTGAGACGTTAACAGAGAATCAAAAGAATATTACTGATATATATCAGGAACAATCTTATGATGACCTAACTCAAGCGTTGAACGACTACCTTCAAGGTGGTTCTACAACTGAAGAAGAATCTAAAGAAGAGAAGAAAGTAGCTACTCCAAGTACTACTTATAGTTCTAAAGAAACTTCAGATGCATTTGACGACTTATTTAATAACTAAATAAAAACATAATAGTGGGTAGTTGTTCACAGAGATGAATGTAAGTGCAGTGACACTAACTGCCCACCTATTTAACAATTAAATAAAAAACACAATAGTGGGTGTTGAAGCCAACACTAATAAAACCGAGTGTGTGTAAAAGCCGGACATACCCACTTTTATATAGGAGAACTATATGTCAACAAGAGATGACTTAGCTGGTGTCTTAGCGGACACCATTAACAAACAATTCAAGGATATGAAAGTAGCATATTTCCTTGATGGTTCAGACACAACACCTACTGATATCAAAGACTTTATTTCTACTGGTTCAACTATGTTGGACTTGGCAATATCAAACCGACCTGATGGTGGGATTGCTGTTGGTAGAATAACAGAATTGAATGGTTTAGAGAGTAGTGGTAAATCCTTAATTGGAGCTCACGTACTTGCTGAAACACAGAAAAAAGGTGGTGTTGCTGTTTACATAGATACAGAAACTGCAGTTAGTACTGATTTCCTTGAGGCTATCGGAGTCGATGTTGAGAGTATGTTATATCTACACTTAGAAACAGTAGAAGATATATTTTCAGCTATCGAAGAGATAGTCGCTAAGGTTCGTGAATCAGACAAAGATAGGTTAGTAACTATCTTAGTAGATTCATTAGCTGCCGCTACAACAAAAGTAGAATTAGAAGCAGAGTTCGACAAAGATGGTTGGGCTACTTCTAAGGCTATTATCCTTTCTAAAGCTATGAGAAAGATTACTCAGATGATTGGTAGACAGAGAGTAGCTTTGGTATTCACAAATCAGTTACGACAGAAACTTGGTGTAATGTTTGGAGATCCGTGGACTACAAGTGGCGGTAAAGCATTACCATTCCATGCTTCAACTCGTATCAGACTAAAGAATGTTGGTCAGATAAAAGATACTAAGAAAAACACTATCGGTATGAAGATGAGAGCACAGGTCATAAAGAATAGACTTGGGCCACCCATGAGACATGCTGACTTTGAACTTTACTTTGAGAGTGGTATTGATAACGAAGGTAGTTGGTTACACGTTATGAAAGAACACAAACTTGTAAAACAAGGTGGTGCTTGGTATACTATGGACGACCACAATGGTAAAGAGATTAAGTTTCAATCTAAGGATTGGGCTGAATATCTAGAGGATGACGAATTTAAATCATATTGTTATGAGATGATTTGTAGTAAAGTCGTTCTTAAATACGAAAAGAACTTTGGTATTGATGACGTTGTAGTTGAAGAGGAAGTTAGTGAGTAATAAAAAATACTTATCCATATTCGAAGAGATAAAGAAAAAGGGTGGTTCATTAGATGATGGAAACCCTAACGACAAAGTACTAATAATAGATGGTCTAAACACGTTTATCCGAGTGTTTAGTGTTATACCAACTACTAATGAGGATGGTATTCACATTGGTGGAATAGTTGGTTTTCTAAGAAGTATTGCTTATGTCGTGAACATGATTAGACCTACCCGTGTCATCATAGCATTTGATGGCAAGGGGGGTTCTAGTCGGCGTCGTAAGATATATCCTCAGTATAAACAAAACAGAAAAACAAAGTATCGTGTAAATCGTTCTAATAGTTTTGCATCAAAAGATGATGAGAGAATGAATATGATTATGCAGATACAAAGAGTAGTTGAGTACTTAGAAGCTTTACCACTTACTGTTTTGTCTTATGATAACATTGAAGCAGATGATACCATAGGATATATCTGTAGACAAGTTCTTACTAAATCTCAAATTACAATCATGTCTACTGATAAAGACTTCTTACAATTAGCTAATGGTAGGATAAAGATTTGGAGTCCAACCAAAAAGAAAATGTATGATGAGAATACTGTGTTAGAAGAGTACGGTATTTCATCTCACAATCTGATTTGGTATAGAGTATTGGATGGTGATAAATCAGATAATATTAGTGGTGTTCGTGGTCTTGGACTAAAAACAATACAGAAGAAGTTACCATTCCTTAGTGAAAATCGTATAGTAGAGATGGATGAAGTTGTAAATGAATTACCAGAACATAAGGACACTATTGATTTAAACTACAGATTAATGCAATTATCTGATGTTGATATCTCAGCTTCTACAAAAACAAAGATAGTAGACAGAGTAAATGCACCAATCAATAGGTTGGTAAAGTTTAAGTTTGAAAAAATGTTTTTAGAAGATAAGTTATACACAGCATTACCTAATTTAACTAGTTGGTTATTGACTAACTTCAATCAATTAAATCGTTATGCAGAAAAATCACATAATCAATGAGTGTAAATTACGAAGTATTAAATAAGTTTTTAGATACAGACACCCTCGAATTAGAATATCATAAAGTCACCAATGATATTAAAAATGTAGACATAGAATATGGTACAGAAATTATATTTAGGTATTATAGGAAATATGGATTCCCACACTATACGATTAGAGATGATGAAAAGTATAAACATATAAAAAAACTAAAAAAGTTTAATGTGGATACTATTTTTCTTGATAATAAAATAGTTCAGACAATGCATTGTTTGAGACTAGCTTGGACTTACTTCCCACATTTTTGGGAAGTTAGATGTGGTGGTGCAAAGATGTCTCCTATGGAAATATTTTTAGATGATGATAAGTTAAAGTCAACAATCAGAAAAACATGGAACTTTGAGTTAAAACACTATAAGGGTGAAGAAGGTAGAAATAAAAATAAGTTTCATGAGAATAGATTTAGACAATCTTTAAAGATATACTCTGGTACACAATCTGTCAGTAACTTCCGACCAACTGCTGCTAAACTAATCTATGAGAAGTTTGGTGGTGAAACTATTTGGGATATGTCATGTGGATGGGGTGGTAGGTTACTTGGATTCTTATCAGCTAAAAATACAAAACATTACATAGGTACAGAACCATCCACCAAAACATACGATGGACTTCTAAAGATGAAGAAAGATTTTTCGTATTTGGGAAAACAAGTTGATATTTATAAACTCGGTAGTGAAGAATACAAACCTAAAAAAGAGTCGCTCGACTTGTGTTTTACTTCACCACCTTACTTTGATACTGAAAAATATTCAGATGAAGATACTCAAAGTTTTAAAAAGTTTCCAACTGAAGATGGTTGGGTAAATGGGTTTTTAAAGAAGACAATGGAAAATTGTTATTACGGATTAAAAAAAGATAGTTATATGTTAATCAACATTGCTAATACACCAAAGTATAAATTCATAGAAGATGAAACAATACGAATTTCAAAAGAGTTGGGGTTTACCCAAGAAGATACAGTACAATTAACCTTATCAAGTGTTATGGGTGCTGGTTACAAATATGAACCAATTTTTGTTTTTAGAAAGGAGAGTTAATGAGTGAAACGTTAACACAATTTGGAACATCGTTTCAATCTAAAATAGTAGCTTCACTAATGAGTGATATAAAATTCATTCAAACTATTAGTGATATATTAGAACCAGATATGTTTGATTCAGATTCAAATAAGTGGTTAGTCAAATCTATCAGAGATTACTTTTATGAATATAAGAAACAACCTACATTAGAAGTTGTAAAATATAAGATAGATGAGATAGATAATGATGTATTGAAATCTGGTGTAGTAGATAAACTACGTGATGTTTGGAAAAATATAGAAGCAACAGACTTAGAGTTTGTTCAATCAGAAACATTAGACTTTTGTAAGAATCAAACATTGAAGAGTGCTATCTTAGAGTCTGTTGATATGTTAGAAAATAAAAACTATGATGGTATAAAATCTCTCATAGATAATGCAATGAAGGCTGGTTCGGAACGAGATTTAGGTCATGATTACATTCCATCGTTAGAGGTAAGGTTATCAGAATCAGCTAGGATAACAGTTAAGACTCCGTGGGATGTTATCAATGATATAACAGATGGTGGTCTTGGTGCTGGTGAGTTGGGTGTTGTGG